ACACCACACAGAAGAAACTAAAAAGAAAATAGGTTTAGCCAAAAAAGGGAAAAATCATCCTATGTGGGGAAAGCATCATAGTGAAGAAGCTAAAAGAAAAATAGGCTTAGTCCATAAAGGGGTGAAGCGTTCAGAGGAAACTAAAAGAAAAATGAGTTTATCTCAAAAAGGAAAACCCAGTAACAGAAAAGGAGCAAAACTTTCTGAAGAAACTAAAAGAAAACTAAGTTTAATGAGAAAAGGAAGCCACTCTTCTGAAGAAACCAAAAGAAAAATAAGTTTATTCCAAAAAGGAAGACCAAAAAGTAAAAAACAAAAATTTGTTTCTTTATAGACAACAAAAAGAAAAAGAAAGGAAAAAAGATGGAAGATAAGCAAATATCTGAAATCGAACTAGACCTGGAAATAGACAAAAATAATTTAGACTCTGCTTGCATCGACCAGCCAAGACGTTTCCTCCATTGGTCGGTGGAATATGCTGAAGCTATTCGACTAAGAGATGAAGCTAAAAGAAGGTCAATGGTAACGAAATCCAACATTAATATGGATATCAGGTCCCGTCCTCAAGAATACGGTATAGAGAAAGCAACGGAAGGTTCAATAAACGCCGCTTTAGAATCCAATGAGGAGGTGAATAAGGCAGAAAAGGAAGTTTCGGATGCCCAATACGCAGTGAATATTTTTTCCGCCGCGAAAGAAGCCCTAGACCAAAGAAGGTCCATGTTGGAGAGATTGGTAGCTTTATACATATCGGGTTATTATTCCCAAGTTAAGTTGCCTACAGATCAAGTGGGAAAATTAGCTGATGAAGCTACTGCTCATCAGAAATCTCTCCTCAAGGCCAGAAGGAAGCTGGAATGAACGTAATAAATCAACTCCCTGTTTGGTTACAAGTAGTAACGTTCGCTATTGGCTTACTCTTATTTTTCATTTTTCTTTATATGATAACTAGAGTTATATCTACAGCTTGCGTAAATAGTTGGTGGGAAGCTAGAATCAAACATACTAAAAAACTCCTTGATGTATTTAAGGAGAATCCTCAGGAGGGCAAAAATGGCAAATCTTGACAGAAGGACGGCGATGAAGCAATCGCTAGGGAAGAAAACTCAAGAGTCATATGAAAAAAGAGATGACTCTGGTCAGTTCAAATCCATTTTTAAGGATGAGTTTGCTAGTAAACTTTGGAAATGCGGAGAGGGGGAGCACATTATAGATATCATCCCTTTTCTAGCCGGAAAACACGATCCCAATACCAAAGAGGGAGAGCCCAACTACGTCTTGATAATTTGGGTTCATTACGGGGTAGGGGTAAATCAAGATGCATACGTTTGCCCAGCCCGTAATTTTAGTCAGGCTTGCCCCATTTGCGACTACCGGGAAGAAGTCAGAAAGCAAGAAGATTACGATGAGGCTTTGGTAAAAGAACTTACTCCGAAACGCAGAAGTGTCTACAACATCATTTGTTTTGATAGTGAAAAAGAGGAAAACAAAGGGGTTCAAATATTCGATGCTGCCCATTGGTTTATGGAAAAGCATATTTCCTCCTTGGCCAAAACTCCTACCCGTGGGGCGGGAAAGTCTACGGATATGTATGTGGCTTTCTCTGATCCTGACGAAGGAAAATCCATCGCCTTTACCAGAAAGGGAACGAAGAGAAACTCCGAATTTCTGGGGCATAAATTTTTAGATAGAAATTATACCATTCCGGACGATGTTTTGGATACGGCCTTCGTTTTGGATGAATGCATTAACTATGCTACATTTGAAGAGATACAAAACGCTTTTTTGGGGACAGAATCAGAAGTGGCTCCAGTAGAAGAGACTCCTGCTCCCCAACCAACAGCAACTACGGAGACTGGAGGACTTCGGCGCAGAGTAGTCCCTGTCGCTACTGCGGAACCGGCCCCCCCTGCCCCTGCAGTTAATCCTACTCCTGCTCCTACCCCCAGGGCCACGCCTAGAGTGGCAGTAGTTTCTACAGATCCGACTTGCCCAGTAGGGGGGGCATTCGGAGTAGATTGCGAAAAGTATAACGAATGCGCTTCTTGCCCCGTTTGGGACGCATGTTCAGCAGAAAAAGATAAGATAGACGCCGCAGAAGCTGAAAAACAGCCCTCAACTCTGGCACCAACAGCTCCTAGGCCAACCCCTAGACCTGCCGCAGCAGCGGCTTCTGCGGCTCCTAAGCCAACTCCGGCACCAGCGGCAGGGCCCAGGAGAGGGCTGACCCCGAGGAGATAAAGAAACATAGAGTCAAAAGTAAGGTTAGGTGGCTCCTTGACTCTTATGTAAGGTTGGGGGTGTTCCGACCGGGTGGCCCCGAACATGTAAGGGACGAAGGTGGGACACGGATGGTAAACGTGCGGACCACGAAATGACGTGGGGAAGGCACCCTTAGCCTCCATATCATAAGGAGAAAAAATGATTCCATTAGGAACAGCAGAAAAGCCTACAAAAGTAAGAGACAAACTGACTGATCTAGAAGGAACGGTTCTTGCTCGCGCAGAATACCTTTATGGATGCGTATGGATTTCTGTATTGCCAAAAAAACTTCATGATGGGAAGCCCCTTGCAGAGATATGGGTCGATGAGCCTAGACTGGAAGTTATAGTTGAAAAAGAAAAGAAAATTAAAAAAGTAATCAAGAAAGAAAAATATAAGGAAACATTTCATCGTTATGGACCAAGTCCCTCACCACCAAGTAGAGGCCCTTCGTTACGTCCTGAAAAAACGGACGGATAGATGGTAGAATAAATTGGCGACTATTTTAAAGGGGAAAAATAAAGGAACAGTCGTCACCATACTCCAATGGTGCAACGATTGGTTTTTGGTAGAACCTGTAGGAATTGTATCCCCTACTAATCTACAATTGAATATTAACGAAATGAGCGCGATTATATACCACGATAATAATGGAATCTTATTTGAAATATATGAATTAACTGCCGGGAGAACTTTTAAGAAAAGGAAACGATAATTTGGCGTCTTGTCAAGATTGTGGACGTCCTTATGGCGAAGAGTTTGGATTTCCAGACTTTATCATCCCCTACTGGGCATGGAAAGAAATATCCCCCACCAAAGATGATGGGGGATTGCTCTGCCCAAGTTGTATTTGTAGCCGACTACATAATAAGGGAATTAGATGTGAAGGGGCGTTCATGTCGGGGCCGATCATCTCAGTATCAGAACCAACTATGAATACCATCCGACGTATCGAAAATATTGAATTAGCTATTGAAGGAAGAGATAATCAGTGGAGTAAAATTAGAAAGGAAAAATGATTTGGATTTAATTATAGTCGATTCCAATTTTATCTGTTACAGAGCCATGTTATCAATGATGGGGCTATCCCATGAGGAACATGCTACAGGTGTGATATTTGGTTTCCTCAGAGAAATTCAAAAGTTAGCAGAAGAATTCGAAGGATCAAAACAATTTGCCTTTGCTTGGGATTCCAGAAAATCATATCGTAGGGATATATACCCCGATTACAAAAAACGGACTCAAATAGAAGATCCCGAAATGGAAGATATCCTTCGTTCTGGCAAACCCCAATTCGATGAAATCAGATTAAATGTCCTTCCTAAACTAGGATTCAAAAATAATTTTATTCAAACAGGATTAGAAGCTGATGATATAATAGCATATATAGCTAGAAAAAACGTAGAGAGATTTGAGCAAATATATATAGCATCCTCTGATGAAGATTTATTTCAAATTCTTTATGATAATATATCTATATATAATCCAAGAGAAAAAAAGATTTATACCCAAAATGATTTTATAAATGAAAAAGGAATTACTCCAGACCAATGGTCTTGGATTAAAGCGGTGGCCGGTTGTAATTCTGATAATATAAAGGGAATAGCCGGGGTGGGGGAAAAAACGGCTATAAAATTTCTTAAAAAAGAATTGAAAACGGGATCTAAAAAATATAATGATATACTGGAATTTAATCCTAATTTCAATTTATCTCTAGTAGAATTGCCCCATAAAAGAACATTCCCCATACCATTGATAGAAGATGAATTAGATTTCTCAATATTCGAGGGACTATGCCTCGATTACGGTTTCAATTCGTTTCTGAAAAAAGATGTATATAAAAAGTGGGAGGCAATCTTATGTCCCTAATCAAACGAAGAGCCCAAGAAGTAGAAAAAGGACTAGTGGCCCCCGGAGAATCTGAAAAACATAAGGCCAATATGGATA